GGCTAATACCCCATGTCTGTTGTTTACGAGTTGTTACTAAAAATTTTATCCGATTTAAGATTTTTAGTCTTTCATCGGAAATTTTCTAAGTTGTATAACGATTAAGTCGTTATATGATACAATCTGCGTAACTTCAGATCTATCTACATTTAGTTTGAAACCTAGAAAATTCAACATAGAGTCGAAATCTCTTTAACATTTCATGAGTCGGAACTCATCAAATTTCAAACCCTCTTAAGAGTAGGATCTCTTCAAAATCCAACCCCTTTGAGTTTTTAAACTAATCATTTATTAGCTTATATTAATATTACATTAATTAATTTCATTATTTACATCGTATTAATTTATAATTTATAAATTCATTCAGAATGTCAACTATTCTGATTTTTCTATTTCCATATTATTTTTTTACTAGTTTAATAGGGTCTTAATTATTTTATTATGTGAGAACAGATTTTGTCACTGAGCCGGCGTTTAACGTCCTAAGTCTCTAGGTGCATTTACTGTCTAAGAGCGCGAAGTTCTTTAGCATTATAAAATTTTTTCGATTTCCCGAAAAGTAGTACATTTTTAATAGGACGTTGTATGTTGAAATACTACAATAGCCTGCTCCGGAACTTATATGTAAATCCTGGAAAAGAATCAAAAATTTATTTATTTATTATATATTATTACATATTTCAAATTATTTATTGTCTTACTTAAACCGACCAGATTAAACCATTCGATTTTAACAAATCATTCATGAATTCTTTTACTGCAGAGAAAGTCAAGGCAAACAAAAAAGTTGAAAATAAAAATTTAAAAAATAAAAATAAAAAATATAAAAATGCAAGAGGTGAGGCTGACGTAAGAAAAGCAGCCAAGAAGAAATCTTTAATTATTAAGAAATGTCGTCAAATTAAAACTACTAAAGTTATATTTGAAGGAAAAGATATATTTAAATCTATTCATAATCCATTGAAAACTAAAAGATCTTTAACTTCTAATGAAACTCATATAACTGCTTTTATTATAATTCATGTTCGTTATTACTTTTCTGAAGAATCCACTATTGATTTTTTCAATAAATTTACTAATTATTATGAATTATTTTACAAAAATCGTAAAACTATTGATTTTCATCTTTGGAGTGGAACTTCAAAAGATACTTTTCATAATTATAGAATTTCTAAATTGAGGAAATTTATTCATACTAACATGTGTGACTATGCAGATGAATTTCCATTGTTAACTACAAATACAGGAGATTTAACGCAGTCAAGTAATGAATTGTATGACTCGGCCCTACGTTTTTTATTCAAACATATATCTAATACATTAAAAGTCAATATTAATCTCATTGTTCATCATCCTGCGTTACAACTTCTTATTAATGACGTTTTTAATCCTATGTTACAGGGTATACCTCTAATTTCAGAAGATCCTACTATTTATAATGATGGTGAAGCTCTTAGAGATTCTATTTCTCTTTCTACACCTACAGAAGCTGAAGCTGATGAAACTCCTATTTCTGATATCCATATTGAGAAAAGAAAATTACCTGAATTTCCAAAAATGAATGGTGTTATCTATAATAATTCGAATGGTTATAAAACTATTGATGAAATTCGTAATAAAAAACATAATCTTGAATGGAAACCATACACTAGTAAACCTATTAAATGGGCTAATTCCACTCGAACTGATAGTTTTCTCGGAATGAATCCTCGTTTTCTAAACTTTCATATAGTTAAAGGTTCTATCTCTAATTTTAGAAACCTGTTATCTGATGGTAAACGAAATATTGAGCATGTTGCTAATTTTCCAAATGAGCTGTATAAAGAAGCTAAATTAGAATATACGGAACATAAGTCAGATTACATTAAATGGTATGAAGAATTTAAAGACAATTTACTCAAAATATTATGTTTACATAATGTTAGAGATTCTTTATCATATATAGATTATATATGTAGTTCTATTTATTATGTTTATCAAGCTATTAGATTTAGAAATAAAGTGGAATTAACTGCTACTTTAATTATGTTATTAAGAAATTCATTTCCTAATTGCTCTAAGAGTATTAATAATTACATCATTCAATACGTTGAAACTTTTACTAAATCTATTAACAATAAAATTAAAGCTGAATCTTTTCCTGATATTGATGAAACTTTTTCTCCAAAAAAAATTTTTGAGATGATTATTTCAAGTCAAGTTGTCAGATCTACTCGAACTTTCATTATTAACATGGTAGGACTTAAATTTTTCTCTGCAGATGTATCTGAAAAGTTTCTTACTGCAATTGGTGATTCTAGTATAAAAAAAGATAAAAAAGTTAGTATGTTAGATTTTACATCTAATATGATAGAAGTAGTTGAATCGTTTACTCGGTTTGGCTTTAAGTTCTATCAGACTGGTTCTGTTGTTGCAGCTTTATTAAATAAAGATATATTATCACAGTTTATTGATGACACTACAGATATCTCATTAGCCTTTAAAAATGTTTATATCGGTGACGATATGAATTTTAAGGATACTATTGCTGAGGATAGAATGAGTGCCAAAGATTTTTTAGAATCAATTAATGCTTTTATTATTAAGGGTAATAAATATCTTGAGTCGATGAAAACTAACCCTTTATTCAAAACTAGACTTAATGAACTTAAGATGATGAAGAGATCTATAATGGTAGAAATTGCTTCTAAGAGAAGAATGGCACCCATGGGAATAATTCTTCATGGAGACCCCGGTATAGGAAAGTCTTCAATTCAAACTAATATCTATAAATCATTCTGTTTCTCTACTAAACGTAAGTATTCTTCTGATTTAGTTTTTCACAGAGCACCTAAAGCAAAATATTGGACTGGTTATGACCCCGTTATACATCCAATTATACACATACCAGAACTGGGAAGTATATCTGCTAATCTTGCTCTTCAGGGAGACGAGTCAATTAATGAGATGCTTTGTGTATGTGATAATGCTCCATATTGTCCTGATCAAGCTGCAATTGAAGATAAAGGCGCTAAATACGCCATACCTGAATTAGTTTGTATCGATACCAATAATCCTGAAATGAACCTTAAAATATTAATGGCTGCTCCTGCAGCAATCCGTAGAAGATTCATATATATAGAAGCTACAGTCAAACCTGAATATGCTATTCATGGTGGTGTAGGTATAGATCCTAAAAAAGTATCCATTGCAGAAGATAAAATGAATATATGGGATTTTAGAATTTATAGACAAGTACCTCAAGCGGGTGATGCTAATATGAGTTCAACAAAAGTCCCTTTTACTCACGATGGTGAAGGAGATAAATCTATATTTGATATGTATGGTTTATGTCAATTTCTAAATGAAGCTCATAAAGAACATATTTCTAATCAAAAGATGTGTTATGATGCTAATGATATTGATATTTCCAAGTATATGAAGCCTACTGATTGTTCAGTAGATGACTTACTTAAAATGGAATTTAAAGATATACAGATGCATACAACTCCAGTTACAGCCGAAGCTGAAACTATTCAAATTGGATCACAAATTCACCCTAATATAGTTAAGCGTAAATTAAATGCAGAAAAATATGCAGCAAGTGTTAATAGAAGTAGAATTTTAGAAAAAAATAAACTCAAATTATCAAATAAAGAGGTTAATATTTCTTCTAATTATTTTCATAGTTTATCTACAAAAATTAAGACATTTATTTGTATACTTTATTCTATAGTATGCTTATATATTGGGAGTTATTCTCTACCTATATTTATATTAATGTGTTTCATTCAATTATGTTTTCTTACTATTTTCTATCAATATTTACAATGGGTTACATTAAACGATGATTATGTTTTAACACGTAGACAATTAAGTTTATTAACTGATTCCATTATATTATATAGAAACATAACTTGTTCTAATGTTGTAACTAGTACTTGTAATATATTTACAAATGTTAGTCTTCTATCATATCTTTATATTAAAACCTTCTTTTTCAAAGATGAGAGGTACAACGCTGTTAAATGGAAAGTTCTGTCAAGTAAGATAACTTCCTCTATACCTCCTTTATTGCTAATTGTCATAATTAGTGCCGCTTCCGCAAAAATGATGCTACTTAGTTACAAAGTTGCTAAGAGTGTTTTATCTGAGAGTATTTCTCAAAGTGGTAATTATAATGCAGAGAATATATATAGAACTGTTTGTGATAATGAAAAACAATCTTGTTGTATATTTCCTCTACCTTCTAAGAAAAGAACTACAGACATGGATTACGATAAAGTTGAAAATATCACTCCATTCATAGTTGGTAGTGAACGTAATCACAATAAAATTGAAGAACTGTATGCTACTATTGAATCTAATGTTCGTTACGCTAAAATTCGGTTTACTAATGATAGTAGTACTACAACTAAAATACTTGGAGTATGTAATGATTATGCTCTAGTTAATATCCATTGTATTAAGAGTGAAATATATAGTGTTCATTTATCTACTTCACGTGATTCCGCATCAGGAATTGTTAAAGCTAGTTTGAAGCAACAAGATTTTAAAAAAGTTGGTGAAGATATATTCTTAGTTAGAATTATTGGTACTTTCTTTAAAGACATTACTTTTGCTATAGCTGATATTCCTGATACTTTTGTCGGTCTTAATGGAATGTTTATGAATAATAAAATTCCTGTAAGACAGGTGCGAGAAGAAATTGTTCCTATAAATGCTGAAAATATGGTAGTTTTATATCCATATAAGTATATATTTCCTGAACATGCAGCAGGTGATTGTGGTAGTCCACTACTTGTCACATATGGATACAAAACTTTTTTAGTTGGTGTACATTGTGCAGGTACTAATGAATATGGTTATGCTTGTAAAATTAATAAAAAACAATTCGATGCAGCTCTTAAAGATTATCAATCTACTAATATTTTGATTGATATAACTTCGGAGGGTAGCTTCCGTTTGAAGGACGAAGGCACTATTACTAATGTCTCTCCAAGAAGTCCTCTGGTTTATGAAGATATACCATCTCTTTTAGTTTACGGTAATATTAGCAATTGTAGCCCTATCTCACCTAAAAGTACTTTAACCAAGAGCATTTTATTCAATCATGTAGAGGAGCTTATTAATATATCTCCATCAATTGATGGCCATCCAAAGTATTTAGCACCTAAAATGAGATCATTTAGAAGAGATGGTGTATTTTATTCTCCAGAAAATAATTTCGTTAAAAAAGTAGGGGTTATTACTTCTGCTTTAGATAATTCTATTATGGAAAATGTTATCATAAGTACTACTTGTAATTTATTATATAAATTAAAGAATGAAGGTGTTACTTCTCTAAATCCAGTACCATTAGATGTTGCCCAGAATGGATATCCAGAAAATTTTTACTATAGATCTATGAAAAATAGTACATCTGGCGGATTTATGTTTACTGGTAAGAAAAGTAAATATATTGATTTTACCCCTAAGGATTTCAAGCAAGATGCAGTTACTCCTAAACCTGAAGTTTTAATTCAAGTTCAAGAGATAATTGATTCTTATTTACAAGATAAAACGTCTCACTCCATTGTTGGAGCTCAACTAAAAGATGAGCCTCGAAGTTGGGATAAAGTTATCAAAGGAAATACACGTATGTTTGCTATGTCGTCATATGATATGACTTTAGTTAATAGAATGTATCTATTACCATTTTATAGTATGATGTGTGAGCACAGAGATGTGTTTAATACTAAAATTGGAATAAACATGCACTCTGATGAAGTAGATAAAATGTACAATACTTTAAAAAACTTTTCATCCAATATCATGGAAGGTGATTATGGCGGATATGATACTAGTATGCCAATAGGAATTGGATTTATGTCCAACTCTATTGTTTATACTGTTCTTAAAAAACTAGGTTATAATTCTCATGCTTTGCAAATTGTTAAGGGTATTTTGACTGAGAATTTATTTCCAACTGTCGTGCTAAATGGAACCGTTTTTACCCCTCCAGGTTTTCAACCATCAGGTAAATACGCTACCGCCGAGGATAACTCCTTACGAGGCGTTATTCTTTTACGATATGCATTTACGGTAATGTGCACGCCTCTTGGTTATAATAATGCTCTAAATCTAACAACAAAATTCAATGTTCGTGATTTTGATGATCTCTTACTACCAATAACATATGGTGATGATATGTTATGTGGTGTAAAAGATGAATTAGCACCTTATTTTAATAATATCACCTATGAAAAATTTGTACGAGAAGTCTATTACATGACTTTTACGACGTCAGATAAGAAAGAACAGACTGAAAAATTTGTTCAAATTGAAGACATTTCATTTCTCAAAAGAACATTTAAATATCATTCTCTGATGAAACGAATCATTGCTCCATTAGATAAAGATTCTATTATGAAAAGTTTATGTTACTACTTACCATCAAAAGAAATTACTCCTGAGGAACAAATAGTTCAAACATGTATTAGTGCTCTCAGCGAACTTTTCTTTCACTGTGAAGAACAAAGTACCTATGATACTTATAGACGCAAAATCATAGACAAATTAGCTGACTTGACTAGGTTCAGCATATCTGATCTAGAGCCCTTGTTTAAAACCTGGGATACTTTATTGGATAAATATAGTCAAAATTAGTTTTATTATCTTTTACTAATAAAAGATAAGACTCGGTGCCAAATATACTGGATATTTAATCACTTTATCAAACCATAAGATGAATATTTACAGGAAACACCGTTATAAAAGGAGGCTTATTTAAGCTTATTATGACACAATTAGTGCCTTGTCGTGGCATACCCACTTCAAAAGACAAATGTGTTGGTTTGCGTTCGTAATCACCTAATTCAGTGGTTACAAGAATGTAATTCGAATTGCAAAAACAACAATTTATAAACCAAAGTATGAACACCAAATGGCTTCATACTGCTGTACCCATTCAGCAATCCCATTTCAACAAAAACTACGCAAAGCAGCTCATGCTGATTTTGAAAGTGCCATTGACAAATTATCCAGAACAACTGATACTCTTCAAACAACCACTGATAATTTATCTAGCATAATTTCAATTTTAGAGAGATCTTATGTAGTTGCTGAATCTGATTCTACTGATATTCCTATAGATTTAACTCTAAGTCCACATTTTAAAATGAAAGTTGAAGATTTAGTTAATAGAAAAGATCTTCGTACTAATCCCTTAACTTGTCAACACTATTATGATGATATGAAATTTTTCTCTTCACAGTTAAATGAATTTACTAAAGATTCTTTAATTGAGAATAAGAAAAATTTTAAAACTACTTATGTTCAATCTGAATCTCTTGATTTGGAAAATCATTCAGATACTAGTAGTGCACAAGTTTTAGGTAATTCAACAACTAAAGTTATTTCATCTGCTCTAGACGATAAACTTTATCTTGATGATTTCTTTAAACGACCTGTACTAATCGATGTCAGAAGTATTAGTCTTAACACTAATGTAGATTATGTACTTAATCCTTATGCTATATGGTCACTTTTACCTTCCATTAGAAATAAGCTTGCACATTACGCTTATTTTCGTGGGAATATGAAGTTACGTTTTAGTATTTCCTCTTCTAAATTTCATTACGGATCATTATTAGTTAGTTATCAACCATTACATATTACGAATCGAAATTTTCAGGTAATGAGTGGGTTATCACCAATTACAGATCAGAAGAGGATATTCAGACAGAATTATCTTAGTCAAAGTCCTAATTTATGTTATTTAAATGTAGGGCAAGATGATGATGTACAACTTGATATTCCATTCGTTTCACCGCAAAATTCCCTTAGATTATTTAGATCTACTGGTGTTAGTGTTATTGATAATATTACTGCCTATGACGATTTTAATGATCTAGGTCAATTATTTATAACATCATTAGGTAAGTTTCATTCCGCTTCTCCAACTGATACTTCAGCTCTATCTGTTACAGTATATGGGTGGATGGAAGATGTGGAGTTATCTACACCTACCAATACTCGTATTACTGTTACAGCTGAATCTGAATTTCTAACTAATCCTATTAGTTCTACTGCTACAGCTGTATCTAATATAGCAGAAAAACTTTCTGATGTACCTGTTATTTCTACATTCGCTAAAGCAACTCAAATTGCTGCCACAGCAATATCTCAAATAGCTCTCATGTTCGGTTTTTCTAAACCTATTAATATTTCACCACCTTCTTTTGCTAAGCAAGTTACTTTCAGTAATGGAGCTACAATAGTAGGTAGAGATACAGCATATAAGTTAACATGTGATCCTAAGCAAGAACTCTCTTTAATGAATGATATTATGGGTTCAGGTTCACATGATCCTCTAGCGCATAAATATATTACTTCTATACCATCATTACTTGATGTTACTAGTTTTAATGGCGTATCAGTACCATATCAAACTACACTATTAACTATTCCCATTACACCTATGCTTGGTACTCACTTTGTTGAAACATCTTCAACTGTTACTAGGCAGTTAATGATGAGTTCTGCACTATCTCAGGTAGCTATGAACTATACTTATTGGCGTGGTACTACTAGTTTTAGATTTGATATTGTAGCTTCTAATTTTACTAGAGGGAAGTTACTATTTATATATGAACCCAATGCGACCGATAGTTTCGAAGATAGAAAAGATAGACCAACCATACTTAACCAACAATATATGACTACTTTAGATCTTGAAAAAGACAGAAGTATTACTATACATGTTGGTTTCAATAATCACAAAAATTTTGGTAATGTTCATCAATCTAACAATGCTAAAGGTGGTCTTAGACCATACTTTAATATTGCAGGTGAGAGTTCATATGAAATTATTGAATCAAATCTTCGTGGTCAGAGTACTGGAGTTTTGACAGTTAGACCAGCCACTTCTATTACAGAAATTGATTCTCTTGCACCTATGTACATTAACACTTATGTATATAGTAATGATATGGAATTTTGTGAACCTTGGGATCATGTTAATAGTTCATTAAATTCGAATATTAATGCTGAAAGTGCTTATGAACAAGGTGAGCCTATCAATAAAGTACAAATGCAGAATGATCATGTAGTTAATGTGACGGGTATTACAACTACTATCAATCGTATGTCTCCAAATAATAAAAATTTATATCATGCACATTTTGGAGAAAAGATTGAATCTCTTAGAGTTTTACTTAAAAGAGATCAGTCTGTCTTCTTAGCAGCACATACAACGACAAATACTATTGAACATCCGGTATATCCTCCACATGAAAATTTCTTAATTCCAAGATCTGTCACCATAACTAATAATAATGGTAGAGTCAATACATTCAATATAATGAGACATTGTTTTCTTGGCATGCGTGGTGGTGTGAGATAT